GATGTACAGAGGCTTGGTCTTCTTGTCGCCTTGATCAGCGATGGCTTCAAGGTTAGGGAGGTTGTCCATGGCCCACTTGATGCGGTCCTCGAACAACCACTTATCGTGGCCAAACTGGTTTGCCACGTCGATGAGCAGATATTGAAATCCGTTGAAGGGAGTCATGATTGTTCCTGGTTAAAGGGTTGAATGTCTAACTGATGATGAGCAGCAATGCTTTGAGTTCTTTGGGAACATCAGCATCGAGCACGGGTGTGAGGTCGCAGCGGTACCAAGCACCTGATTTGGCTAGTGGGTAAAAAACACCATAAACGTAGCCACCGTTGTAGACCTCCCACCCCCAAGTGGAATGGGTGTACTGGCTCATGGTGAATTTGCCCGGAGCAAATATTTCCACTAGCTGTCCTGCATAGAAAAGGAATACCTTTCCACTCACGATGGCACACCTGTGACCAGCTCCTGCTTGGCCAACTCAACACAAGCCTTCTTGTAAGGCGTGCCTTGAGTGGTGATGTGGTAGCCCTGTGCGTACATACGCCCACGCTTGTCCACCTTGTTGGTCAGGTAGAACTCGTCAGCGTTCTCATGAATGAGCATGTACACACGAGCACTGACGGGTTTGAACCGTTCCCAGTGCTCAATTTGGTCTTGTACGACCAGCTTGGCTTGTGCCTCATTGATGACCTTGCCTTTCTTGGCAGCGGCTGCAATCGCACGTTCAACGGTGAACTCTTTGGATGGCTCTTCGTCCACACTGCGGAGGAAGTCTGTATCGAGCTTGAGTGCAACTTTGTTGACCAAGTTCAGTACGTCCAAACACACATCACCGTTGTGGTGGTTTCCTTTCCCAAGGATCACCGAGTCTTTGAAGCTGAGATATCCACTGTCATAGTTGCCGCGCAGCTCCAAGGGTTCGCACACCATGGGTGGCATGTACATGGATTGCTGCATGTACTGGTGAATTTCATCACCCAGGTCCATGCGAGAGACAAGCAGCAGCGATGCCATCTTGTCTGGCTTGCCAATGTCGAAGGCATCGGTCTCGCACAACACAGCCAGGATTTCAGCAGTGGTGGCCACAGCTTCTTTCTTGTCATCAAAGCCCAGCCTCCCGGCGAGCTTTGAAGCAGCAGACACGAACAGTTCAGGGATCGTGATGTACGCGATGCCGATGAACAGTTCCAACACCAGCTCTTGCAGATCAAGCCCTTTGAGCTGATCCACACGGGCTTGTTTGGATGGGTGGAAAGGCTTGGCCATCCACTCTTTGAGCAGCGTGATACCCACAGCCATTTGGTTGCGGATCGTCGCGTCTGTCTTCACGAATTGACGCACGAGAACGTCAACGTTCTTGCGTGAATACTTCGCCTCGATTGCTTCTTGGCGAACGATTTGCAGCATGGTATCGGCCATAGTGATTCCTTTGATTGGTTTAGAAAGTACCCCAGTAGATGTAGCCATCACCGAGGTACTTTTTCCACTCACTGTCGAACTGACAATTGGTTGGAGCACCCTTGAACATAGGTGCAATGTCCTTGTCGTTGAAGCCTGCCAGGCCACAACCCACACGAGTGACTTGGAAAGCCAACTCAGGATGTTTGCGGGCAGTGTCGATGAACAGGGCCACTTGGTCTTCCACGACGAATCGTGGAAGGGTCAGGATGTGCCTGTCCTTGGTTGGCAAGGCATAGCTGCTGCCATGCAGGCCAACACCTTCACCCCACACTGCACCTTTATGTATAAAGGCATAACGTGCAGCACCTGCACCATGAATACCGGCCAGGTTAGAGCCGAAGACGAAGATTGGTTGTTGGCTCATGGTTAGGCCTTTGATTGGTTCTTGCGTGCCAGATGGGCAATCGCTTGGTTGATGGTGAAGCCCTTGTTACGCATGTACCCGGCAGCAGCACGAGTACCCAAGGTCTTTTGAATGACAGAAGCACGAGCGAGTTGTGACATGGAAATCCCCTTGGTTTATTCGTTTGCAAGTTGAGCGATACCAAATGGAGGCACCTCACTACGAGGCACTTCAGTCACTGTAAGGTAGTCAAACTCGATTTCATCTGGGTCTTGTTCAAAGGCGCTGTAGTACACCTCACCGGATTGGGTACGCACGCATTTGTAGACCGTATTCAGGCATTCAGTTGTTGGCATAGCCACTCCTTAGATTAGAAAAGCACGGGCAATAGCACCCATGGTTTGCCGCAGGCATGGGCCTATGAAAACAAAACAACCGGGCACGGAGGCACATACCAATAGAACTGCGAAAGCTCCATAGGTATGTGTCTGTCTTACTGTGTGGATAAAAAAAGCCCCACCACTCCGAAGAGCAGTAGGGCTTTGAAAGCGATGAATCAAGCGGCTTGTGCAGCAGGAGCAGGAGCAGGTTCGGTGAGGAACGCAAAGGGATTGGCTTTGCCTTCTTCATCGGCGACCACCTGGAAGTCCAGACGGATGTGCTTGAGCAGAGCTTCAACAGCACCAGGCTTTTGCAGCATCTCGATGAGCTGCGAATCGACCTTACGGCCAGCCTTGTAGGACATGGCACCGAGCTTGATGGCTTTGCCACCAGGAACATCAACCCAAACGTTCAGGAAAGCATCAGCCTTCCACGAATCGTTTTGTTGAGCGGCTTGAGGAGCTTGGAAATTGGAAACGAGGCGACCCATGATGGACCTTTCAAAGAGTGAATGAACGAATGAAATGGAAAGACGCACTGACCTGTGCATCCAGATATCGGCGCAGCCGATAGGACGTGTAAGACCACAGACCGCACGGAGAGCGGATCAGTTTGGTGAAGTCGAAGGAGAGAAGAGAGTCGGAGTAGCTTTGGCCAAGGGCACTGTGACGTACCAAGCATCAGCGATGCAGGTAGCGTATGGCGCGTAATCCTTGAGTATTTCCATGACCTCTGAAGTGATCTCCTCAGTGGGAGATTCAAAGATCATGTGCTTTGAGGATTGGTAGATGACCCGGTTAACGTGGTGTTCAACCAATAGCTCAATAGGTTCTGTTGGGGACAGAACTTTGGAAGGTGTCTGAGAAGTTTGGATGGGCATACTGTGTACTCAGTAGATAGAGTACCGTCCGGGTATCGGAACGGATCACAGGATGCACGGAGTGCATTTGAGAGAAGTTGAGACACTGAGTTAACTACCTACACCAATCAACAGGACTACTGCACTAAAACCTTCAGTAGATTGAGTAGATTGAGTTGAACTCAGTTGACTCTGATGGCGAACAGCAGCTTAGGCGTCGAACTGTAAAGATGAACAAAGTGAAACTGCTGTATTTGGTACGTGTCCTGTTGTACGATTGACATAGCAAGTTCTACCCAGTAGATGTGAGCCAATCTGGGGAATCTGTCAGATGGTGCAATGGGCTTTCACGATCTGATAGTTGTCTGTCTATGTGTGGCGCATTGGTGTGTGGTGTGTGTGGGCTATGGCGTGATCTGCACATCTATGTCAATCGCTCTAAGGTGTGTAGGTGTGGCGAATTAACCTCTCGTTAAGGTTAGTTGTGACAAAAAACCCCACATCTCCGAAGAGATGCAGGGTCTTGAAAGGTTGCTGAAAGCCTGAGAGCTTACGCAGGAACAGCAGCAGCGACAGCAGTGCGAGCCTTGACGGGAGCAGCAGCGCGGACAGGTTGAGGCGATGGAACACCTTGAACTTGGCCATGACCTTGGTTAGCTTCGTTCTCGATGACCAGGGTTGATGACGATTGAGCTGCTTGTTGAGCTGCGATGCGTTGCTTGATCTCGTTGACCTTGATCTGACGATCCAGACGTGCTTCGTCCACGAAAGTGCCAGTGGATTCCACAGCCCAGTCACCCAAGTTGTCAGCAGCCTTGGCCACCTTTTCCAATGCAGATGCACTGGTGATGACGAAACCAAAGATCGACTTGAGGGCCAGAGCGAAAGATGCTTGTTGAACAGCCATGATGAAACTCCTATGTACATAGATTGAAAGAAAGGAATGCAGGTAGGCCTACCCACATCCCCACACTGCCGCAGGCAGATAAGAAAGAACTCGAAAGCTCTTTAAGTATTTAACGTTTGAGCAAGGTAATGTCCTCACACTCAACCATGTGGCTGTACTCGATGGTCATGTTGCCAAAGCCGTAAGCACACAGGGATGTGAACACCAGACCAATCAAAGCGATTGGGTTATCCATACTCAACACTGCGCATGTACCTGCACCCACGATGGATACGATGAACAAGACAGCAGCAATGATCAAACCATTCAAGGCAGGCGAATACATATTGGACTCCGTGTAGCTATGTAGATGCACCGTGCATCCACTCCACTCAACTGCGCAGCAGACTCAGGTATACACACAGATGGGGTAGGGTGCCCGGTTTTGTAAATAGATGAGGCACCGGGGGGGTGGTTTCGGTTTTGGGTTTGAGTCGGCAGAACCCTACACCAGTACCCATTTTATAAATTTCCCCAAAACCCGCGAACTTTTTCCCACTCTTGCTGATACCCATAACACGAGTATTTGCCCATACAATATGGCGCACTTACTCAATACTGTTATGACAGCACTCACCGTCGAACAATTCAAACTTGCTTTGCCAGATAAGGTAAAGAAGTCAGTCAACCAAGAGTTGATTGATCAAGTGAATCTCACGTTGTCTGATCCTGATATGTTTGAGGCATATCGGGATAACCTGTTGTCGTATACACGGGTGATGACTGATGGCCGGTTCAAAGTGACCGACTATGTGAACGCTGTGAAGTACGTCAGCCACAAGCTGATGGGTGCGACGAACATCGAGGCATACATCAAGACTTTCCCTGACAAATACCAGCGTTTCATTCAGAACGGTGTGCAGCCAAAGGACATTGCTTCCTATGTCACTGCGTACAACAAATCCAAACTGGTGAATCTGATCTTTGAACAGACGCTGATTCCCAGCTACGTTCTGAACCAGGATCTTTACCAGAAGGCTTTGAATACTCAGGCCGAATTGATGGTGAGTGCCAAGAGTGAAAAGGTTCGCAGCGATGCGGCAAACAGTTTGCTGACGCATCTGAAGATGCCAGAAACCCAAAAGGTCGAACTTGATGTGAATGTCAGGGAAGACAGCACCATCGCTGCACTGCGGGCTACCACCCATGAGCTTGTCCGTCAGCAAAGGCTGATGGTTGAGTCAGGGGCTATGAATGCCCAGCAGGTTGCACACAGCAAACTCTCCGCTGTGATTGACGTTGATGCAAAGGAAATCCCATGAAATTCCAAAAGAAACCCTTGATTGTCGAAGCCTTCCAACTGACTGAAGCCAGTCGCAATGACAACTCTGGTTGGCCCGAGTGGATGCACGAAGCCTGGAACAAGTCCCAGATTGATGTGGGTGCTGTGTACCCTGCTGGTTACCCGGTGAACCCTGGCCTTGATCCACTGAAGCTGAACCTGGAACCCGGCGTGGCTGTGATTCCGTTTGGTGACTGGATCATTCGTGGTTTGGGTGGCGAGCTGTACCCCTGCAGTGATGCTGTGTTCGTGGCCTCGTATGACCCCGTGGACGATGTTGTCGAGGCGGAAGCTGAAGCTGAAATCGAGGCCGTGGTCGAAGCTCCTGTGGTTGATCCAGAGCCAGAGCCGGTAGTGGAAGCTCCTGTTGAAACCCCTGTGCTGGTCACTGAAGACCCAGCCCCTGTGGTTGAGGAAGCTGCGGTTGTCGAACCCCAAGCCAGTGTTGAGCCGGTGACGGAACCTGTCCCTGAGCCAGTGGTTGAAGCACCTGTGGTGGCCGAAGAAGTTGTGGTCCCCGAAGTTCAAGCTGAAGTGGTCGAAGCCCCAGTGGCCAAGAGCACCAAAGCCAGCAAGTAACCAAGGACCGTGATGCAGCAATACATTGGCACCAAGCTCGTTCAAGCCGAACCCAAAGACAAACAGGGCACACCTGGCTACGTGGTGGTCTACCCAGACGGCTACGTGTCCTGGTCCCCCAAGGAGGCCTTTGATGAGGCCTACCGTGCGGTCGAAGGTCTTTCCTTTGGTTTGGCCTTGGAGGCTCTGAAAAAGGGCCTGAAGGTGGCGCGTGCAGGCTGGAATGGCAAGGGCATGTGGTTGTCTATGTCTGGCCCTATGGGTGGACGTGAAATCCAAGCCCAGCAGTTCTGGTCGAACAACAACTTCAAGTTCGCCAGCAAGAACGGGGGCAGTGCCACTGTGTTGCCTTGCATCACGATGAAGACAGCAACCAACGAGATCCTCATGGGTTGGCTGGCATCGCAAAGCGACATGCTGGCCGATGACTGGTCAATTGTGGAGTAACCATGCACAACATTCCTTCCCCCCTGCCCAAGACTTCTGATGACTGGTTGGAAGCCAGTATCAAAGCAAAGGGTGCCGACAAAGCACCACGGGTGACGCCTGAAGATCTCAAATCCAACATCGTCAGTGAGCATTACTTCACTGCCCGACAAGGTGTGGACGGCCACGACATTGAAGTCTTGCGTGCCTCTGAGCCTACAGCCCCATTGGTGCTTGGTGCTTTTTCAGATGATCCTGACTTGGCCAAGACCCGACTGCAGCCATTGAACCTGTTGACCTTCTGTGTCTTGGTTCTTCGTAATGGCTTCACAGTTACTGGTGAGTCGGCATGTGCCAGCCCTGAAAACTTCAATGCTGAAATCGGTCGCAAAATTGCCCGAGAAAATGCAGTGAACAAGGTGTGGCCGTTGATGGGCTACGCTCTGCGAGAAAAACTCGCCCAGGTGAGCTAATGACCAAAGGCTTGCACGCCGATGGGATGCCGTGGAAAGTTGAGGACTACCTCAACTCCACGGACTACAGCATTCCTGCAGATTACGTTCCAAGTGAGTTTGCGCTTGAGTTCGTGACCTTCATCAAGCTGGTCAATGGTGAACAAGGGGAAGAGAACAAGACACCATTGGTTCACTATTACATGCTGGATACGCTGACCCACGGTGGCAAGCGAATCATCAACCTGTGTCATCGGGGTATCGCCAAGACCACCCTGATGGCCGAATATCTGTTCCTGTACATCGCAACGTATGGTGAACTGCCTGGCTTTGGTAAATTGAGCCTGGCTTTGTATGTTTCTGACTCCATTGAAAACGGTGTCAAGAACATGCGGAAGAACTTGGAGTTCCGTTGGGAGAACTCTGACTTCCTTAAGCAATACGTGCCTCGGATTCACTTCACAGACATTCGATGGGAGTTTGAGAACGCTGATGGCAAGTTGTTCATTGTCAAAGGATACGGGGCTAAGACAGGTGTTCGTGGTGCCAAGGAAATGGGTCAGCGTCCTCAACTGGCCGTGCTTGATGACTTGATCAGTGACGAGGACGCCCGCTCGGATACGGTAGTCAAGGCTGTTGAGGACACTGTGTACAAGGCCGTGAACTACGCCTTGCACCCCAAGAAGAACATCATCATCTGGTCGGGCACACCGTTCAATGCCCGTGACCCACTCTACAAGGCCGTGGAGTCGGGCGCCTGGATGGTCAACGTGTTTCCTGTTTGTGAGCAGTTTCCTTGCTCCAAGGAGGATTTCAAGGGCTCCTGGCCAGATCGCTTCACGTATGAGTACGTGAAAGAGCAGTACGACAACGCAGTCAAGCTCGGAAAGATTGACACCTTTAACCAAGAACTGATGCTGCGTATCATGTCTGAAGAAGATCGCCTTATCCAAGATGGTGACATTGGTTGGTACAAGATTGACGCAGTGTTGCGGAACAAATCTCGGTTCAACTTCTATATCACCACGGACTTTGCTACCAGTGAGAGGCAAAAGGCTGACTACTCTGTGATTTCTGTTTGGGCTTACAACAATGTGGGCGATTGGTTGTGGGTCGATGGGATTGTCAAACGTCAACTGATGGATAAGAACGTTGATGACTTGTTCCGGTTGGCCCAAAAGTGGCGACCACAACAGACTGGCATTGAAATCAACGGACAGCAAAAAGGATTCGTTGCTTGGATCATGGAGAAGATGATGGATCGAAACATCTACTTCACCTTGGCATCTGAGCGTGGTAGTTCAGAGCCTGGTTTGCGTCGCTCCAACGATACAAGCAAACTGATTGCATTCAATGCTGTGGTGCCCTTGTTTAAGGCACGCAAGATCATGTACCCCATTGAGTACAAGACCGATCCTCGTGTTGTTGAGCACGTCAACGAGTTGAGCTTGGCATCTATTGGTGGCTTCAAGTCAAAGAACGATGACTGCATTGACACGGTTTCGCAGCTATCCAAGCTACAACCATGGCGTCCCAGTGAAGAGGCACCACTACGTCAATCCAGTGATGGCGGCTACTGGGAGCCTGATGAGGAAGAAAACATTGGCAGTCGTTTGGATTCCTACATTGTGTGAGGCACTATGAAACTTATTGAAATCTTTGACCAACTGGCCAGCACTGAACTGAACCAAGTCAGTATTGGTGGTGCCAATGCAGGCACCATTGACCAGTCCAACTGGGGCGTCGTCGTGGGCCATGTGAACCTGGCTCTCGCAGCCTTGTTCCAACGCTTCCTTTTGAAACAGGAAAGCGAGCTGGTGACCTTGGTTCCTGGTCAGCTCAAGTACCA